GCATTTATTTGTTATTTTCATTGAAGGTACTGATTGTACACCTTCTATATTTGCTAATAGTAATTCAACTTCATTTAAATTTATTGTCTGATTAAATTGCCAATTATTAACATCAAAATATTGTTTTAATTCTATTATTGCTTTTGTAAGTGTTTCATTTTTATTATAATTTGGATAAACTATAATTTCAAATTCCAACCCTATATTAATAACAAACCCATCATTTATATTAATACCATCAGTAAGCATTCTATATTCATTGAAGTATGTTTTAAGATTTTCTTTTACTGCTCTATTCAAATTTGTAATATGTCCGTTTACATCATAACCTAACAAATACAAATTAATTGCAAATGGATTATTTTTTTCATTTTCATTTGATGTTTTACCAATTAAAAATTTAGTAATTTCACTTTGAACACTAGATAACGTTGGTTCTTCCGAGTCTGGCTTATTAACAAAACTCATAACTAAATCCGTAAATTCTTGCAAATGATTTGGAGATGCTAATATTGATGATGGTGAATTGTTATCTAATGTACCATCTGCAACCGCAAATGCTTTTGCAACAGAACCAAATTTAGTTGGCATTGATAAAGCTCTTATCTGATAATCTTTTGCAGTTACTGCTCTGTTTTGTGCTCCAAAATTTGCTAATGCATTTTGTCTAATTTCTTCAATAGTTTCTGGACCTCTACCACCTACCGCTGGAACTTCATTATCAACTGCTAATGAATTTTTTGCTGAATTATATATAACTCTCTCAGCTGCGTTAAATAATGCTGTATTTTCTTCGAACTCTACTGAATTTATTTTAGTGAGTTCACCAGTCGGTACATTTGAATTAACTCCCCCACCCGTATAATAACTTACAGTTATTGTTGTGTTTGCTGGTGATGTTCCGTATGTTTTTGTTTTTAAGAAATTAGTTGGGTCAAATGATTCCTCTAATCTACTAATTGAATTCGGCAATCCTAATCCAACATTTTTAAGATTTGGAATTAATTGCTCATCAGATGCGGTTGGGTCACCAGCTCCAAATTGAATAGTTGTTGTACTATCTTCATTTATTTTAACAGTAAATCTTTTTGGAGTTTTTATTGTTTTTAAAATGTATGGAACTGTTGATTTAAATTGGTATAAATCCGGGTCATTTGATTCTACATTTGGATAATCTAAAAATATCATTTCCTGTGCTAGATATGGTACTTCATAGTATTTGTTGCCATTACTATCTCTTACATCATATATTTGAATAACATTTGTTTCATCTAAATTTATAATTTGAAATGATTCATAGTTACCAAAATCAATTTCTTTTAATTGTCTTTCTGCTGATATTACTTGAACATATTTTTTTATCAAATAAAATGTAGCTTCTCCAGTGTTTATATCTCTTTCATATATTACAATTTCTCTATCCGTTTCATTTGAAAAATCAACAACGTCAGTTGTTATAAATTGAACATTATTTTTAGATGAAGCTACAGTCATACCTTCTTTAATACGAAGATAAAATCTAGCATCAGGTTCATTATTTACACCAGTTCCAATTGATGGAACTAATTGATAAACAGATAAAGTTGATATTGCTGGGGATGTTACTTTTGGTTTATATCCTAAAAATTGAGATAATGCTATCACACTTTGAATATCTTCAGCGTATGGCATTAACGATTCTTTTAAAGTATCATCTGTGTAATATGATAAAACATCTCCAATATAAGATGCCATTTCTATAAACATCATACCAGGAGATGACTCATTAAAATCAGAATACGTTTTTGGAAAATAAGTTTTACTAAATTCAATTAGATTCTCTCTAAAGCTTGCAAAATCTTTATTAAGGTATTTTATATCCTTTCCCTTATTCTTAAAGTTTTTATTTATTGTGTTTATAGCCATTTTTTATACTTGTGCATTAAATGTTACAGTTTCCAAATTTGCCGTATCACCTACTCTAAAAGAAATAGAAACTTCTACGCTATTTGAATTTTTTAATTCGTTTGATTGGTTTATATCAATATTCTCAACAGTTATATATGGTAACCACAAAGCCATAGTATCAATTATTGTATTTTCCATTTTATCAGCAAATTCCTCATCATTTATTTCAAATAAAAGTTCTTGCAATCCACTTCCAAATTCAGGTTGCATTATCCTTTCATATTTTTTAGTAAGTAATAAATTCTTTATATTAGACCTAGCTTGGTCTATTGTTTTAAAACTTTGATTAAATGCTGTATTACCTATTTGAATTGGCAAAGTGATACCAATAGCGTATTCTTCATACTCTTTTGTATCAATCATCATTTTTTTACCAAGTACAATAGCCATTATTTCTTTTTAAATCTTTTTACAAGTTCTGAATAATCTCTATTTAGCGCTTTATCTATTTCAGCTACTCCAGTGTTTACACCCAATCCAGTTGGTTGAGGTCCTTTAGCCATTTCACCATAACCCATTTTCTCAGCTAATGCAGTTTTACCTACAATTGAACCCATATCACCTTGTCCAAAGTTCATTGTTCTAAACCCACCATCTCCTTGCGGAATACCACCTCTTGTTTCATTAAGAATTTGGTTAATCATTGGATTTTTACTGTATTGCTTTGTTGGTGCTGTTTGTTTAGTTTGCACTACTTCTTCAATTTGTTCATCATCTAACATAGCCTTAGCCATTGATAATCCAGTATTTTTAGGTTTTACAGCAGTTTGTTTACCTTCTGCTATAAGTTTTTTCATTTCAGCCTTCACTGTTTCCTTAATTAATGCTGGAAGTTGTTCTTTTAATTCCTCTTTAATAAGGATTTGTATGGCCTTTAATAGTTTATCAGTATCCATATTATCTCATTTGTTATGTTTATAAATATTTGAATTGATTATTTTAAGAATTAAGTCCAAAGAGTTGGGTCTTTTTGTAATTCTGTCCAATATTTTGTGAATTTTCGTATTCTATCATCCAATCCGTTATATCCACCATTTATTTTTTTGGTAACTACTTTAATACTTGTTGTGGTATCATCCACACATCTTTTACCTAATTTATTGCTTTTCCAAAACATACATGCTGTATCTGCATAATACTCGGATGCAACAATGTTTGGGTTACCTTCAAAATCAGCCCCAGCAACAGGTCCAAACTTTCTATAATTTGCTCTACCAGTTAGTTGTATGTATCCTCTACCCTTATATCTAACACCATCTCCTGTTTGAGTATTTCCCAAATCTGCTCTACCTTCATAAGCCTTTCCAGATGCAAGTTCTTGCTTATATATAAATCCACCCGATTCATGGTCACATTGTGCTAAGAAATGAGCCCTTTCTAAATTAGTAGTAGCAATTCCATATTTTTTCATTGCTATAACTAATTCATATGGTACTTTTACTTTAGTTTTATAATTTGGTTCAGGCTCAATACCACGTTTTGGTTTATCTTCTTCAGATAATTCTGGGTCTGGTTCACTTTCCGCATCTTGTATGAATTCCAATTCTGTTTGTTCTATTTGTTCAAATGTCGGTGGTTCTGATTCTTGTGGTACTTCAAATGCCACAACCGTTGCTTCATTTATATCAGCTCCTTCTAATGTAGCATTATCGGATGCCAATAATTGAGCATCATTCATTTCTATCGCAGTTGTATCAACTTCTTCTATTGGAGCTACACTACTGCCCGGCTTTGCAGGTGTTACCGTATATCCTGTCCACAAAATAATACCTGGTCCAGGAGTTTGTAATGGTGGATATAACGATACAGTATTAATCACACCACCTATTGTTGATAGATGTGAAGTTGCATAATTAATAAAATCATCTATTATTAAGCTTGTATTATTATTTGGAGATATTATTGACATATTATATTATTCACTTGGGAGTACATATCCAACTATTGTTTTTTTGTTAGGAGTTTTTCTAAATACACCAACTCCGTTTCTATTAAATCCACCACCAGAAGTGTTCCCTTCAATTGTTGTGATAATACCATTTTCAATTTTTTCAACAATGCCAATATGATGTGCATCTGTAGATGAACCATATAAAATAGCAGCCCCTACTACCGGAGTTGTACTGAATAACTTATTTTTCTTTCCCCAATTCATCCAAACATCACAAGATGCACTTCCAGGTTTTGGATATTTTGCACCAGCTGCTTTATACCATGTAGTAACTGCAGCTGCACACCAATAAGCTGGTCCGTTTATTCCTGTGTTTTTTAGCATTTCCAAAACTCTAGCTCCAGAGTTTTCAGGTTTATTTGGTGGTAATGGATTTTCAAGTGTGCCGATATCGTTCTTAGCAAATTTTACTATTTTTAAACCTATATTTAATAATTCTTCTTTATTTGGTTCTGTATTTGATTCATCTGGGATTTCTTCTTCTACTACACCCTCATCGTATGGTGCTGAAACGTTTTCTCCCGTTTCTAATCTAAATTCTTGAAATTCTATTTGCTCCTCAACCGCTTCTAGTTTAAATTCAGCTTCTTCTGATGGATTTTCTTGTATTTCTTCTTGTAGTAATTCTTTTTCTTGTTTTGCTGCTTCTAAATCTTCTTTAGCTCCAATAATTTCTTCTTCTGACATTATTTGAGAAGCTTCTATTGCGGATGGTGTTGAAATTGTTAGTGGTGGTTGCCAAACACCAACATTATTTACTAAATTAGAAACTATTGAAACATTTATAGTTGAACCAGGCGCTGGTATTGTTGGTATTGGAAATTCATTTAAAATTGCACCACCCCAATATGCCAAAACTCCATTACCCATTTCCCCAACTAAATCATATGGGCCTGGTGATGATTGTCCTTTCAATAAAGCTGCTTTAAATATTTGAGTCATACCCTCAACATTACCTTGCTTAACTGCAATTCTATTTACACTATCACCTCCACGTTTAACTGCCCCATCATATTCTATTGCCCACACTTTTGCAATAGTATCTATATCCTGAATTGCTTCTGGATTATTTGCATATCTCAAAATATTATCTTTAAATATTTGCCAAGACATATTAAGCTGTTTGATTTAATTTACTTAACACATTATCTAATTTAGATTGTATTGATGCAAATGTTGCTCTATTAACAGGACCTATTGCGGATGGGCCTGACGGTGTTAAATATTGTTGGTCTAATATTGCTTGAAGTAATTCGTTTAATAATTCTACTAATTTTTTACCTTTAACCATTGCTTCCAAATCCTCACTACCCAAAAATATACTACCTTTACCACTTACAATATTAACATCTCTATCAGCAGTTACAATATTAATATCATCACCAACACTAATATCCATTCCCAATTTAGTATCAATAGAAACTGCGCCATCAGATACTATTCCAAAATTCTTTTTAGAATATATTAATGTTTCTGCATTCTTTGATGAAAGAATTATTCTACCAGAACTCAATAACATTTGGTCTCCTATTAATTTTGGTAAATCGCCAAATGAATCAGGTTGTGTTTTGAAATCAGATTTTCCTTTATCATCAACAGTACCAGGAATAAATGCAGATTGATGTTGTCCAGATGTCATAGCTATAATACTACCATCACGATTTATATCTTCTTCAATACTAACACCTCTTTCTTTTTTATTATTTTCAGAAGATTCTACATTTCTAATTATAAGCGTTGGTGCATATGCTGGTTTTGGATTTCCATTTGCATCTTGCCCACCATTTAAATTATTATAAGCTGAAAATCGTATGGATTGTCCAAATCTACTTTCTATTAAAGTATCACCCTCATATAATTTTAATTTATGTACTCCTGTTTGTGGTTGATAATAAGTTCCAAAAGAACCAGCAGCTTTTGATTCATCTTGATTAGTACCTACAATTTTAGTTTGTGCGGTAGATTGATAATTATTTACTGTTTGTTTTTCATCCTTCTCAGGAGAGAAGTTTTTTGCATTTGAATTTATAAATGCACTTTCGGTAGGATTATCATCCGTACCAATTCTTCTGTAATAAAAATTACCTTGCTCACCTTCATAAATTTCAACTTGTTCATTTAATATCGGTAAACTTTTAAAATTTTTATCAAATGGATTTGCCTTTGGTAATTGCTGTGCCGGTATTGATAAATCACTACTTTGTCTATATCGTATCTGTCCGATAGATTGAGAACCTAATTTATCTGCTTTAGCAAGAGAATCATTTTCATCAAGTATTATATGAGCAACAAAACCTACTTTTTTACTTAAATCTTGCTTTTGTACATCTACATTATTATTTGCTGATATTCTGCTTAGCCTATCCATATTATTTCATTTTCTTTTTTAGTTCTTCCATTTCAAATTCCAAATCATCAACTCTTTCAACTTCTTCCTTAGTATTTTCTAAATCTCTAAGTAATTGTTCTTTCTCAAATGGTGATAGGAATCCTTCTTGTCCTTCAGTCTTTTTATCAGCTGCTACAATCTTTGTAGCGATAGCTGCTAACTTAACCAAATGGTCATCATTTCTAATTGAACTATCTATTAGTGAATTGATTAATGGTCCTAAGTTACCCATATCGCTTGGACTTCTAACCATATTTTTTAAATCATTGATTAAATCGCTGATTCTTGCTTTCTTATGTACTTGGTTGTTGTATATATCCTGAAATAACCCATTTA